GGAGTTATAGAATGTGTTTAACCCTTATTTTATGAAAGGAATTTGCTATGTCTAAGAAATTTGCCAATGTATCTGAAGTTGTTGCTGTTCGTGAAGCTAACTCTTCTGTATTGTTTAATTTGACGGCGGCATTGGAAGCTGCTGAGAAGATGCCTGTTGTGTCTAGAAGTAGAGAGTCTGGGACAGGAGCGCTTGCAAGTCGGATAATTGAGTTATTGAATGCTGCGGGTAAAGTATTGAGTTGTAGTCAGATACATGCAGCTTTGATTGCTGGAGGAATGACGGAGGTTAATGGTAAGGAGTTAACTAAAAAGAATATATGTGATAAATGTTGGGCGTTAGAAAAGGCTGGTAAGATAGTGAAATCTGGTCTTGGATGTTATGGTCCAGTAGTTAATACAGAAGCTGCAACTGAGTAGGTTGTAGCTTTAATAGTATATAGGGTATGGTTGGATAGTTAAGTGCGATGCTAATCATACCCTATATATTTAAGTACGACGCTTTTATAGCCGGGTGGTATAGGGGCGGGGGTATAATAACATTAAGTGCGAGGTACATGATGCATAAAATAATATATAATAGTATAATGTTTGTAATTCTAGAAGCTTTATTTGTATTAGTGGTGCTTTTAATAATGACACCTGAAAAAACGGAACAAGGTGATTATACAAACGTCATTAAATATTGGACAAATAATCAGTATGTTATTGATAATTTTAAGAGCACCACTGATAATACAACTAAAAGTAGAACGACGCAAAATCAAGTACTTAGATAAAATTTCCTATATAGGGTTTATTAAGAGTGTCGTTCTTAAATACAACCATAAGTTGTGTGACAAAAAATATCATTTGAAAGGAATTGAATATGCAAAAAATATATGTAATTGTTGGAAAAGTTAATGAATATGGTGAGCGTCATATAGACTCAGTTGTATGTGATGAGGTTATACATCATAAGTCTGGTATATATGTAACGAAAAATAATGGTTTTGTTAAAGATCAGAATGTAATGTTACAATATAATGCTTTTCAATTGCATAAATTATTGATGGAAAATGGTTTTAATGGTTATTATAGTCGTGAACTTAATAATCAATATAAAGCACAAAAAGCTTTTGAAGATAGATTATTATTACGGCGTGCTTAAAAAGGAGGAGATAATAAAATGAGTCATATTATATTGGGTCGTGAATGTATGTGTAATGGTACTTGTTGGCCATATACACCATACAGTGAAGAGCTTAAGCAGCAAATAATAGAGCGATTACCTGCTGTAAGAGCTAGATTTATGGAAATATATAGTAAAGTTAATGAGCATGATGAACAGGTTTGGTATGGAGATCGTTGTAAAGATGATTCTGATATTATACACCGTATGGATTCAGTAAGGGATCAGGAAGCTTTAATGAAGAATGGATTGGATGAAGCTATATATGATGCTTTACTTGATTGTGCTAGTGCTGATTACTATTATAGATTTGAAAAAGATTGGGGATAAGCTATGAGTAATACCATTAAAGAACAAGAAATTGCATTAGGAATAGTTGTAATAATGAAAGGTCCTACTGCAGGAAGTATTGGTTTAATTGTTAACGTATGAAAGGAAATGTAATATGGATAATAAAGAATATGTTGTTATATATACGGATATTGGTGATACTTGTAATGGATTAGCTAGAGTATTAACTACGACAGTGACATTACAGGAAGCACAAGCTGAGATGACTAAGGATGTTAATAATTATTTGTTAAAAAATCCTAATACTAAATTGGAATCAGATGAACGAACTCATAGAATAGTTGTTGATTCTAATGGAGATGATGCATGTATTTGGCAGATCTTGTCATTAAAAACATAACTTGTAAATAAAATATTATTATATTGTAAGTATAAATAATGATGATTAAATTCAACTTATTTATAAAATTTTTTCCTTTAATATAAAAAAGTTAAATTGATGTTGCAAATGTGAGTCGTAGAGTGTATGAATTTAGTTTTGAAAGTAGTTTGCTAGTAAAAATTAGAATCATGCGCTCTACGGTCATTTAATGAGACATATGATATATATTATTAAGTAGTATATATCAGATTTTTTATTAACAACATGATTGGAGGTAAATTATGTATAAAAATCTATTTACTTATGACTATTATTATGATATAGTATAAGAACTTTAATTTCAACTCAACCACTTTTTAGGAGAATGAATATGTGTAAAGTAAGTATAGATGGTGAAATATTTGAAACTATACAAGATGCAGCAAGTTTCTTAGAAATAACTAAACAGCAACTGTCTAAAATATTGCTTGATAAAAAAGAATGTAATGTGAATGGATTCATTGTTAAAAAGCTTGGTAAAGATAGGATTGTTACTAAGTTAATGTGTATTGAAACACAAGAGGTATTCAATACAATGACTGATCTTGCTAATAGTTTAGGTATACAAAGTGCTAAAATAAGTAAAGCTTTTCAGGATGGTGATTGCTTTAATTATAATGGTAAAAGATATTATAGACTTAGTGAAAAAGCTGATATAAGAGCGAATAGACCTAAGGGTTATAAAGTTACAAAGCATCCTGAACCATTAGTAACAGATATACAAAATGCTGAAGATACTGATAAATTTTTAAATGTTAATATAGAAACGGAGGAACATATGAGTGAACAACTTAATGAACTGATTGAAGTAGCTAAGAAAGAAACAGCTGAACAAGTAATACAGAATTTAGTCATTAAGTTTATAAATAATAAAGACTATGAAACAGCTGATACATTGCTTAAAGTATTAGCAAAATACGGTAACAAATTAAATATTGCATAAGGAGGTTACAATGAAATATAATAAAAGATACCAAGAACTTAAAGATGAACATTCTAAACACCATTTTGAAGGTATAGATTATGTATTTGGACGTGACCAATTAAAAGAATATTTTGAAAGAACTGGATACACACAAGCAGATATTGATTCTGGAAAGCTTGTTGGTGACGGTTTTGGAGGTATTGGTACAAAAGAAGCATTTAAAGCTAGAGACGAATACTTTGATAAATGGCGTGAAAGAGTTATAGCCGAATGTAAACCGGATGATATATTTGCGGATGAATTTTGGAATCATGAATGTGGATATACTGGAGATTATAATGTTGCTCTTAATATAACAAAAAGTTATTTTCCAGATTATAAAATAAATGTTGCATTAGTACGTCGATTACAGAAAGAGTTTAATAAATTGAATTGTTAAACTTGCAAATAAAATTACATCTTATAAATAAAAACTAAGTATTATTATGTTATCTTTTAAATTTTAACAATCTAATATGAAAGGTTAATAATATGAGTAATAATCTTAAAACTATTTATGTTGTAAACTATTATATTTATAACGATAAAGATACAGCTCATACATATATATTTGATAACGAGTCTGAAGCAGATAGATTTAAAGAATATTTAGAAGATGTATGTAAAGAAAAAAGTATTCCGATTAATATTGATTATTCGGTAACACTTATAACATCTTTTGATAATGCAGCAACTTGCTTTTCAGAACAAATTTGGGATGAAGATGACTGTATATAATATATAAATAAAATATTAGTAAATTATTATGTCTTTCAATTCAACCAACCATAAAGGAGAATAAGAGATGGTTAAAAAGCAGTATATAATTACAGACCCTTGTTATATATTAGATGATGTTACTTGGGATAATGCTTGCAAGGAAGTGTTTGATGATAAGTCAGACCAATACGAAAGATTTAATAGTCGTATAACAGATGAACTTAATAAACTTGCTGGTACAACAGATGCTCAAGCTACGGATACTGGTTTTGGTGATTGGGAAAATTTAATACACTGTAGTAATGATAATAAGGTATTAAATGAAGACTTTTATGCAGACTCTGGTATGGTTTGTGTAGTAGAATATACAGATACTATTAAAAAAGCATTAGCTGATAATGATAATGAAAAACTTATTGAAAGAGGAGGTATTGCAGTAATTCAAACAGAAGGTGATGTAACAATTGAATTTGACCATACTGATAAAAGTTGGACAGAAATTTATATTCATGATGATGAAGATACATTCTGTAGTATTCCAGCTAGCAGTATAAATGAGGAAGATGAATCTGATGAATTGGAGGATGAAGAAGAACTTAATTTTGACGATGACTAAATAACTTGTAAATAAATGTATAACTTGTGTTTATTATTATGCTATCTTAATTTTAATCCAACCACTTAAAGAAAGGAAATAATATGAGTAATCAAAGAACTAATTATGAGATCTTTATTGATACAGTAAATACATTAAAGAGCTCGCAAGGATTTTATAGTCGTATAGCTAGAGACTTAGCTGATATGACTCCACAACAAAAAGAACATATAAAACAAGAACTTAATAAATTACCTCAATGGAATGATTCTGTTGATTGTATAATGTATCTTGAATCTTAAAAAGGAGGAATGATATGATACCTAAAAGTTTGAAAAGTATAGATGCAACTAAAGCAGAACAAATAGTTGCAAAACATTTAAAAGCAGCAACCGGTCATTATGATTATCATTATGGAACAGGAGATAATGAGTCATATGAATTTATTTATTATAAAGGTAACAGACCGTATATGATTCGTAAGATGTGGGGTCATTATGAAACTGGTCCTGTAGCTGAATAAAGGAGAATGTGAAGAAGAAAATTAAAAAAGTTGTGTATAAAATTTATATTTGTTAGCTAATTGTTAGTAAATATATCTTATAAATATAGTTGTAATTAACATTCACATGGAGAAAATATTATGAAAACTAATACTAAATATGAAGAAGCAACTATAGAATCAATTAAAGCTGAGTTAGAAGAGCTTGATAAACAACTTGGTCGTCAGCATGGAAGAGCAGGTGCTAAATATGATGATCCTGAAAAAGAAAAACGTAGACTTTGGAATAATTTACAATCACGTAAGTCTAGACACTCTAAGAAAAGTTTAGAGAAAAGAAGAGAACAATCATATCGTGAGTCTCTCGGAATTGTTGATGATGAGGATGAGTATGGAATAAGACCTGTAGATGAACGCAGATATATAGCATGTTTTCATTCTGGTTATATTGATGCTCCTGTATATAGAAAATATGTACAGATGATGACAGGTCTGAATCTTAAACAAATAGCAGTTTTACAAAAAAGAACAGGATTAATACCTGAACCTAAAGTATCAGACAAAGAAGCTGATGAAGATGCTAAGAAGCGTTGGGAAACCGGTAATTATTATTAAACTTGTTATTAAAATTACATCTTGCTTATAAATATATATTATAAATAAAAATGTAATTAATAATGATTGATTTCAATATGATTACTAACTGATAGGAGATTAAATGAAGAAGATTCTGTAGTAAAAAAGAATATCTTCCACAAGTACAATTTTTCCTTGTGGTTGGGGGAAGAGACAGCGAAATCTGTATAAACTATATGAGGTAAGAAGTATTCATTGGGTTAAATAAATTACAGTCTAATAAAAACCTTCCTTTCTAAAATTTGAATGCTTCTTACCTTTAAATTGTAAAAAGTACACTAACTATCTAAAAAGGAGATAAAAAATGTCAAACGCAATTAAAACTATATCTGACAGTGAAATGAAAGAATTAATGAAAGCTTATGTTGAATATAAAAAAGCTGAATCAAAGTTTAAACGTCTTAAAGAAAAGTTTACTAATGATTTAATGCTTGGAGTATATGAGACTAAATACGGTAAGGTTAATAAATTTGAATCTAAACGTATGCTTCTTAATTCCACAAGATTAGCTGAAGAACATCCAGAAATCATAGAATTGATGGAGGATTATAAAGAAGAGAAAACACAAATCTCTGTGACCCTAACCAATTATATGGATTAATTATTAAGACTAAGAAGGGATTGCGTAAAAACAGTCCCTTCCTTCTTACAACCACAAATAAAGGAGAATATAGAAATGAAAGAATTAAAAAAGTTTTATGATGGCTTATCTGATTCATCTAAAAGAACATTAGCTTTACATGCTGAAAATTATTTTGAACCAGAAAATGCAGACGGCTATAAAATTGCAAAAGTAAAAGATATAACAGTCGAACATGCAATAGTAAGAAAAGCTGAAGATATGTATGGTGATTTTACAAGTGTACAATGGTCAGCTGCAGGTTATATCTTGCAAACCTTACCATATGATCAAATGAAAGAAATACTATTTAATAGAAATAGATTTACTGGTTTATATGATAGAGGTTATATAAGAGATACTGATAGAGATATATTGTTATTGCTTAAACCAGATGATTATCGAGAAGCTATTAAAAAAGATAAAGAAATGAGAAACGGATGGGATGATAAAGACTTTGAACATGAATGTTTAAGAGATGCTAGTTTAATGTTTCTTTATAATAAAGACTATACTAAGAAGGGTCTACAAGAATTATTTGATAAGATATTCGAAATGCGTGTAGTTAATGGACGTCAATGTGAAATCTTAAATGATAAGACCTTTTGTTTAGAAGTCTTTGGTAGAAATAATATGCTTAAGTTATGTAAAGAATGTCCTGACTATATAGAAATAATTAATGAGTATCAACAAGCATATCATGAGGCAGGTATCTTTGATGAGTTATTTTTCTGCGATAATGGATGGGATGATTCAACTAAGAATAGAATGATTAATAACTTAAATATTAATACAGTTGGTCGTTTTGAATTATTCGTAAAAAGAATCTTATCTGTGGATATGTCTTATATTAAGTTTCTTCCTAATATCTTAGCTCAATATTGTATTAATGAGATAATTAATCAGAAGAAACCAGAAGCTTTTGATATAAATAATACATTATCTAGGTCAGAAGCTCCGAGATATAATAAGAAACTCAGAACATTACTTAGAGCTTTATATGCTTGTATGTCTGAAAAATTGGTAAAGACTAGAGCAGCTCAGCTTAAAGAAGTAGCTCCTCTTATTCAGTTATATGGTTTTGACTTTAACTGTATATGTGAAGCTCTTTATCCAGAAGCTTTTGAAGAGACTGCATAAAAATTATTAAACTTGTTATTATTATGTCATCTTGTTTTTAATTATACATTATATATAGATGTATAATTTATTTTAATTTCAAACCTAACCACTAATTTATAAAGGAGATATACTATGGTTAAAAATAATATTGCTGATTCTTTGTTAATGCCGTCTTTCGCTATCGATACAGTTGTCGATGAAAAAGGTAATGAGATTGTTGGTATTAAAAGAATGTATGATATTGCACTCGCTCTTAATGATTCTTTAATGCAATGGGGAGCTCCAGGTGTTGGTAAGTCACAAGCTGTCCAACAATGGAATGCAGAAAAAGTACGTGAATATAAATCTCGTATTGCAGCTGGTGAAAAGATTAAACCTTGGAATCCAGATGTATGTGATGTCAGATTATCAATGAAAGAACCAGTTGATATGGTTGGTATTCCTGTTTTGTCTAAAGATGAGAATGGTAAAGTAGCAACTGTATGGGCAACTCCTTCAGTCTGGCCACAAGGTAATGAATATTCTGGTGGTGTAATTCACTTAGATGAAATGAACCAAGGTCAAGCAGCAATCTTAAATGCAGCTTTCCAGTTGATTCAAGACAGAGCTCTAGGAGAATACAAAGTGCCTGAAGGTTATATCATTATTGGTTCGTCTAATACAAGTGCTTATAATAATACAGTAACTGAGTTTAGTATTCCTTTGAGTAATAGATTTAGTCACTTTAATATTAAGCCAGACTTCAATTCTTGGTTCCAATACAGAATGGATAATGGTGGTAATCCAGAAATCATGACATTCTTAAAGACTCAAGGTCAAGATGTATTCTTTGATAAAATGGGTATGGAAGCAAGAGTCGGTAAAATGGCTGACGCTATGTTTACAGATATTGTAGTAACACCAAGAAGCTGGGAAGTAATTGAGAAATTAGTATCCTTACCGAATGGAACTAAAGAAACTGGTGGATTTACAATGGATGAAAAACAAAGATATGCAACTGGTCGTTTAGGTCTTGCATTAGCTAATAAAGTGTTTACATTCCTTAAAGATGCCTCTAAGTATCAAGACTGGAGAGAAATTCTTGAGAAAGGTAAAGACTTTAGATCTGAAGAAAATGAACAGTTTTGGAGTGTACAGATTAATTGTATCCAAGCTATCTCAAATCAAATAGATGATACAAAATGTCGTGAGTATGTTCTGAACTTTGTTGAAGCAACCAGACATCTTAAGTCGATTCCAGGTAAGGTAGTAAATATCGCACAGCTTGTAAGATTACCTAGATTAAAGAATAAAATTAAAGTGTTTAATCCTTTAATTGATGCTAAAGACTTAATTGAATATTGTAACTTAGCAAATAAATAAGTATTATAAATCAAGTAATTATAGGGTCAGGTTAGTCTAAAAAATTAGCTTGACCCTATGTATTAAAAAGAACTGACCACGAAGGAGAATGAAGAATGTTTGTAGTAAAAGATAATAAAAAAGATGCTTATCTGAAGTTTGACAGGATAGTAGATGATGTTAGTTTAGAAATTATAACATTGGTTGAACCTGTTGCAGCTTATGAAATAGCAACTAAGTTTGATACAGAAGTAAGAGCAAATGATTGTGCTAAGACTGTATTACCTGATGTGTATCCTTTGACTGATTATACTGTTATTGATTTAGATAAAGTAAAAGAGGAAGAGGAACAAAAAGCAAAAGAAAAAGCACAAGCTGTAATGACTAATGCTTGGAAAAATACTTCAGAAGAAACTCGTAAACAAAAGTTAAAAGATTTATATAAAGATAAAGGTCAAGAGGAAGTTGAAAAATGGTTAGATTATGTTAATGAACCAGATAAACAGAAATATCTTGACAGTCTTAATGAACCTGAAGAAGATAAGTTAACTAGTTTATTAGCTGGATTATCTGATGAAGAAAAAGAAAAATTAAAAAGTTTATTATAAGAAAGGAGAAATACAATGGCAGTAGATGTACAAGATATCTTAGATAGAGCAATTGTATATATGATTCTTAATTATCCTATCTATGCTAACTTAGTAACAAGAATAGGTGTTAAGTTAGTTGATAAACCGGGTCAAAGATATTGTGCTTGGACTGATGGAACAGGTATTTATATCAATGAGTCTATGATTAAAGAGTTCAATGAGAATCCTATCTTTGTTGGAACTGATGGAACTGAATATAACAGAACTATCGGTAAAGAAGAAATGATTTTTATTATCTGTCACGAGATGATGCACTTATTGAATTTAACTTTTGATCGTGGTACAAATATTGGTGTATATAAAGGAACTGATCCTAAGACAAGACATAAGTGGGAACTCTGGAATAAAGCCACTGACTATGAAATCAATAGTAGCTTACATAATAACCAAGAAAGAGATAAGAATGGTTATTATACAGCTAAAAAGATTGGTAACATGCCTGATTGGGTTTTATATGAAAGTAAGTATAAAGATATGCAAGCTGAACGTATATATGAAGACTTACTTAAAGAAGAACCTGAAGATGAGTCTAGTGGTAGTAATGCAGAGTTTACTTTTGATACTGGTGATAATAATGGTATGGATTGGGGTCTTGATGAACACTTACCAATGTTAGATGAGACAACAAAGAATGAGGTTATTCAAAAGATGGCTGAAGTCTTTGGTAGTACTGAAAATGGTACAGGTCAATCAGCATTAGATAGAAGCATTGACAATACATATCAGAAACAACCATTTAACTGGAGACGTGCATTAACAAAGTATATCAGAGGTTGGATGAAAGATAATTATACTTGGAACAAACCGAGTAGAGCAGGTATTGCAAATGATCTTATCCTTCCGTCATCTGGTAAAACTCCTAAGATGCATATTGCAGTTGCTGTAGATACTTCTGGTAGTATATATGATACAGAACTAAAAGTTATGATGGATCATTTATTTACTATTTTAAGTCAATTCAAAGACTTTACAGTAGATGTTTGGTGCTGTGGTTCAAGAGTCTATGACGAAACATTCAGAACATATACAGCTGGTAATAAACGTGAGTTGTATAATTTTGAATTTATGTCAGACGGTGGTAATGATATGCGAGAGAACTTTAAGTTTATGAAAGAACATTATAAAGGTGATAAACCAGATGTGTTCCTCTTGATGTCAGATTTCTTTGATCCATTAGACGGAGATACAGAAACAACAAGTATTTGTCCAGTAATCTTTATGTGTTTGGATCATGAATCATTTGTTCCACCATCTAAGATTCAAGGAGTTGTGTATCCATTCGAAGTTGAAAGTGCTAAGAATCGATAATGTAGGAGAATATAGGGTCATCTGAAATATGGTGACCCTTCTAGTTTAAAGGGAGAAATTAAATGAGTAAAATATATAAAGAATATAAATGTATACCTGTTGTTGATGGATGTGGTGATTCTTGGTCAGCACATCTTGAATGGCAATATAAGGGTGATATTAGTTTAAATGAAGATATGATTGAATCAGAACATAATATGACGGTTACACAAGATGGTACAGTTTATAAATTTAGACATATTACTATGCCAAGTGGTAAAGAATATTTTTTATTAAAGGAGGAGTAATAATGAGTAAAATAAATAAGTTAATTAATTACGCTAATAGTACTGATATAGATAATGTAGCAGACTTATATTTGTTTGATATAATTACATATAGAGAGCTTGAAGCTGTAGTTAGTCAGATGAATATAGATAATAATCCTCAAGAATATTTAGATAGAGTACAGAAAGCTTATGATGATTTACATATGCCGTAGAATAAATTGTTTTACTTTATCGTAAGAGCGCATTATACAATAAATAATTATCGTTAAAAGCGACTAAACGATAAAAATAAAGCTGGAAAAATAATACTAATTGAAAGGAGTAATATGAATGACTATTAAATCGAATGAAGACATCCTAGATTTATTGCAAAAAGATTTAGAGTATAAAGCAGAATATGAAATAAGTCTTTTAAATCAATGGGATAAAAGTAAATCAGACTTTCCTATTGACAGATTAACTGAGTTAGTAAGGTTTGATAAATGGAAATACTCTGACTTTAACTTTATGAATGAGCAGTTTATTACAGAATTCTTTCCACAGTTTGTATTGGATATATTCTTTGCTGTTAAAGAGTTTAAAAAGAATTCAAGAAATGAACTGTTACATGACCAAGAGTTATTTGCACAGTTATATAATATGCCTGTAGGTTCTCAAGAAGAAAAAGCTAAAGTAGTATATGAGTTTTCTTTCCAGAGATATTTTGAGAATAGTAATATAGTAATGAAGGAGAATGTGTAATGAGTGATAATGATGAAATTCAAAGACTTATATATGCTACAGCTATTCCAAAAGAAATGTTCTGGGCATACGAGTCAGTAAGACAGTCTGGTTTATATAATATGTTTTGTATTAGAATGCCTATGACTAGTAATTCATCTACTGATCGTAAAGAATTAATACAACTAATAGATGATGTGTTTATTAAATATTGTGCATATACAAATGCTGATATTAATAGAAAAGAATATAAGCATGTAACTAGTAATCATGTACTTCTAATTCAGCATGTCTATAATGAACTATTAGATGCATATAGTTTACCACCACAAGGTGTAGTAAATATTCAAAAAAAGACAACTACAACAATTAGTATATAAGGAGTAAGTAATGAGAAATGAAAAAGAACTTAAACAAATCTTTCTTAAAGAAGCTGAGGAAATCTTAGATAATCATTTAAATAAATTATTAGAGATGACTAATGAAGCAACCAATGAACATGAAGAAAAAGCTAAAGTCCATTATAATACTATATTATCTGTAGCTAATTCATTAAGAAATAAAGATGGTATCACTGAAGATGAAATAGACTTTATTAGAATGCATATGAATGAATGGCAAGCAGATCTTTTACCATTAGTATTAAATAGATTAAACATTAATTAAAGAAAGGAGTGTAATATGATATGACAGATGCTGATAAATATAAATTAGTAACATATCTTAGAAAAAAGTTAAATCCTTGTTTTGATGTTTTAATAAGATATCGTGATAAATTTAAATGGTGTATAGATATTTTTGATAGAAGTGTTTTTGCTCCTGATGATAAATATGGATGGGAGTTATTAGAAAAAATCTTAAAAGAAGATGGTTTAACTAAAAGATCTAATTTATCTGAGCAAGAACTAAATAATTATATTAATATACTTAAATTAAAAGGTGAAATTTAGAAAGGAGAAACCAACCATGAAGGAACAAAAAGTTAATAAAGAAAAATTAAAAGCATTAGTTAAAAAGCAATTTGACCAATATGTTAATAATTACCATCCATATAAAGAAGATTATGAACAGTATAAAGATTTACCTAAAAGTAAATGGCCAGAAGATTTAAAAACTCTTTATAGAAATATATATAGTAATTGTTATAACGCTTTAAGAAGAGAATCAGAACTTGAGAAAAGAAACTTCTGGATTACAATGGCAGGTGATGGTAACTTTAATGCTGAATTAAATAAGTATGGATTAAAGGTCAGACATAATGGAAGTATAGATTTTATTGATATGGCTAAACCTATACTTAAGAAATATTTAGAAGAAATTGTTATACCTGCTCTGGAAAAAACATTCCAAATTAAAGGTATTAAAGTAAATAGAAATATATCTCCAATGGCATATTCTTCTATTCTTAATATGGAAGATGTTGAGATTGTTAATGAGGAAGACTCTACAACTTGTTAATAAATTAATATCTTGCAAATAAAAATATATTATTATATCTGTATAAATTCAACCAACTAATTGAAAGGAAATATAAAATGAATACACAATATGTAATGAAACGTTATGATGATATGGGTCAATTTCAAGGTTATATCTGTATTGATGATGTTGATTCAGATAATAATGTAGAACAATATACAGTATCAACATTAGATGAAGCAACTAAGTTTGAACTTAATGATGAAGGTAATCTTGTATATCGTTGTAAAGGTAAGAAAAGAACACATGATATTGTAGACTTTAATATCAGTGTGGTAAGCATTCCATTTTCTTGCTTAATGGTAACTGTGGAATCTGAACAAGAATAATTATTAATAACTGTAATCTAACTCTAATTTAATGAAAGGACAAATAAAATGATTAAAGTAATTCAAACAGCTAACCCGTCTAAAGTAAAAGAATTTTTGAATGAAGAGGAAGCTTTAGACTTTATTAAGCGTCAACGTAAAGCAAAAGGATTTTATACTATGGTTAAAGAAGTAGAACAAAAGAAGGAAGAACCTAAAACTGAACCTAAAACCAAGAAGGATAAATCTAATTGGAAGGATGAAGTTGACTTTACTGATGCTGTAAATATTAATAGAGATAATGTTAAATTTTACCATCATAAGTCAGGCTATATTAAAGTAGTCGATAATATGGGTAATACTAAACACATTGGTAAGACTATTAATATGGGTAAAGTATTTAGTAACTATGTAAATTGTGCTAGATACAATCAGTCTTATGATTATAATGAAGCTAATGGAGATCGACTCTATTTTAAAGAAGCTGATTTAAATAGTTAGTCATATGTCTCCATAAATGACCGTAGAATAGCTGAATTTAATTTCTACGAACAAACTATTAGAAAAATAAAAAAGGTTGTTCTACGGTCATTAAAATGAGTTTAAGAATATTATTGAGGTGCTGAAGGAGAATACAGCATCTCTTTTTATACAGGAGGGACTAATGAAAGTTAACGGTAAAACATATACACCATTAGATTTCCATAGCAGATATAGATTAGAAGAAATATTCGCTAAGTTAATTATGGATGATAAAAAGTATGATGAAACCTTTAAAACTTATATGGGTTACAATAGACCTTTTGATGTAAATCCTAGTAGTTGTTGGATTAAAAAGAATTTATTTACACCAACATATGAAATACGTATACATTTAGGTATCAAATATGATGTTAAACAATATTTTATGACTCAATTAAGACGAAAACTATATGAGGTATATGGTATTAAAGTGTTACGTAAGTATCCATATTCTATTAATCTAACCTATAATCAAACTCATACATTAGTTAACCTATTAAAACTACAAGGAGAAATATAATGAAGTACTTAAAAGAAGGTGAAGGATATATGTATATTAAAACCTTTACAAATGGAGCTCAACAACAATATAGAAAGAGACCAACATTTTTAGAGGGTGAAAAAGTAACAAGATATACAATGTATACTTTTACGGAAAAAGATTTATTGGATTATATGAAAACAATTAAAGATGAACGTATAAACAGTAATCAATGGAGGACATTAACACAATTAGTAGCTGATGAATTTGGTATGACTGTTGAAAATATAGATACTAGAAACTTTAATTTTATGGATGGTAATGGTTATCAATTTAGTTATGATTTTGGTGATCATCCTGGTTATATCTATGCTATCTATATTTTATATACAGCTACTGATGAACCTGTAACTGATAAAGATTTAGCTTATAGAAAAAGAATAGCAACTAAAGAACATAACGAAAAGATGTTTGATACATTTGCTAAAGATAATGTTAAAGCTATCTTAAATAAATATGGACTTATGTTACTTGACTATAGAGGTAGTATTGAAGTTAATAGTATAAAGATGAATGAACTATTTAAAGAATATCTAAAAAATACTATGATTAAAGAATTAGCTGAAATAGGAGTAACAGTGAATCTTAGAGAAGAAATTATAAGTAACTATAAATTTAAGACTATTGCGGCTAAAAACCAAATTAAATTGAATTTAGGAGGAAAAGATGAAAGAGAGGAAAATAAATAATATAAGGACTATTAATACATACTTACAGAAATTATGTGTTACAACAATTAACTTTGATATATCCTTTGCTGAAGATCATAAGTTTTTAAGAATATATACTCCTTGGTTTATAAAAGAATTAGAAGAGCAAAAAGATTGGATTGAGTTAATTAAAGAACATTTTATTGAACTTGGATTTAAATTAATTAATAGAGGAGATGCTGTATTAATATTCGATACTGCTAATCTTGCTAATTTTTATAATGTCTTGCAATTAAGAAATGAGATATGTTATTATTATGATTATGAAAATAACTTTTAACGTTTACCCAACCATACGAAAGGAGAAATAAAAATGTCTTATGAAATATATAAATCAATTAAACAATTACCTAACGGAGACTTTGAATGTGTATCAGCTTCATCTAATACCTATGATGTATATGGTAATAGAGACTTTAAACGCTGGATAATGACATATTTTAGTAAAGAATATCCTGAATGTAGTAATGAAGTTAAAAGAGCATTATGGGTATTAGAGTCTCCAAGAACAGGTGATACTTTCTATCCAAGTAACTGGAAAGCAGACCAAAAGCTTGCATCTCAGTTTATGAAAGATAGAGGATATAGTTATGATGTTAGAGATAAAGATAAAATGCTCTGGATATCTTATGCTAATGAATTTGTAAAGTATAAACAAAACTTACATAAAAATCAAAAGAAAAAAGAATATTATGTAACTATTAAAGGACAATATGTAGAAAGAAAAACAGCTTCTAAAGTATTCTTAACTTATCATAGAAACGAAGCTAAAATATATAAAGCTTATGATATTAAAGAATTAGAAGATATGTTTAGAGGATATAATTCTTACGGTATCTTAATAAAAGAAGTTAATGAAGGAGAATAAAGTATGATTAAGCTAATGATAAAATATATTGATTCTTCTGGTAAAATAACACATGAAGAGAAAGATGTTACAAGTTTATCAGAAAGAGAAATAACCAACTTATGTAGTAATATCAGACGTAATAATAAAAGATTTGATACTACAGTAAGTATTCATAAATTTAAATTTGAAGAAAAGGAGGACTAATATGAAAGATTTTTTAGTAACAGTTTATAGAGATGCTGATGGTTCTGACTGCTCAATGAATGGTATAACAAGTCAGAATACTAGATTACATGCATGCTGGAATGATGATGATTTATTTAGTTTACCTACAGACTTTGGTAATTCAGATGTAGTTATTAAAGCTGATAGAATATGTGGTGATATGATTACTCTTAGAGCTTTTGTTATTAAAGACGGTAAAGCTAAAACATCTGGTGGAATGTTTGGAGGAAACTTTATATACTGTAGTGATAGTAGATTTCCAAAGATAGGAGACTTCTCTAGTCCAATTCCAGTACATGATAGATTTGAACCACAATGGGTATCTGATATGCTCAGTCATTAAAAGGAGAAAGATTATGAAACTTAAATGTGATAACTGTGGATATGAAGATGATGAATCTGAATATGATACAGAAAAATATTGGGATAATGAAGGTAACCATATTATATGTTATGTCTGTCCTAAATGTGGTAAAGTAATTTATAGTAAGGAGGAATAAATTATGAGTCCTGAAGTTAAAGAAGCTATAGAAGTACGTGATAGCTTATTACATTTGTTACGTAAGTTTAAGCTATTTAACGAAGACTTTTATATGGAAATAAGTATTTATGATCTCATTAATAACAATGATTACATTACTAAAGTAGGTATAAAATTAAAAGGTGGTGAACTTTGGAGTGAGCCTGCACCTTCTGTAAATGATCTTAAGAAGTTAATGAGAAATATTCAGAAATTAACTGGAATTAAAATTAAATATGAGATAGATGAACATTTATTTTATCCAACATGTTTTTTTGAATTAACAGATCTACATAAATTGCATGCTATTGTATATAATACAGCAAAAATGTATAATTAATGAAAGGAGAAAGATTATGACTATTAAACCTTTAGAATGCTATGATAGAAGATTTTTAGTACAAACAGATGATAAAATTTGTTATAGTACTACAAAAGGTATGAAACTTATGGTACCAGGTCAATTATTTGGAGTAAGAAAGTCTCATGATGGTAGAAAGTTTAGATTTATTCTTAATGATGAAATTAATAAAGTCTTTACTATGACTGATGAAGATTTTTATAGCCTGATGAATAACTCTATTCCTGTCGAAGAAGCTATTGAACAAGGATATATAAACGAAGAATGAATACTATATCCTGCAAATAGTTTGGATTTGGTTCTTTCTTTTTGTTTTTTCTTTCTTGTAGTATTATTATGTTAATATTTATTTTTAGTATTAAAAGTTAATTTTAAATGTATATATAATTTATTATATATTATATTTATATTAATTATTTTATATTATAATATATTTATATAATACTACAAGAATAAATAAAAGAGATGAAACAAGAGAAATATATAAAGAGAATAAAGACGAGAAAGTTTGGATAGTTTTTAGAACCCTTACTACGTAGAAAGTCAGTAAAAAATCTTTCCAAATAGTATATAAATTGTTCCAAATAGTAAATGAAAGGAGATAAAGAGATGGTATATTTTGATAAAACTTCAGATTTAGTTAAAAAACTCGTTAAAGAATGTAAAACGAAAGGTTTACGAGTATTTTTGTCTGATGAAGGTAAAGGTAATTATGGTTTCTTTACTGATAAGAATGGACAAAAAGTAGTTTGTTTTGATACAGAACCTTTTGGTCTATTAAGATTCTTTACAGCTCATACTTCTAAACCTGGTTATAATGAAGGATCTGGTATCATGATAACTGAAGAAGTAGCAAATCCTGAAAAAGAATGTTTAATACAGATGCTAGAAGCTAATAGAGAAACAGATGGTCATAAACCTAAGACTTTACAAGATCAATTAAAAGCTTATGGTCAATCAAGTAAATATAAGGAGGTAGAAAATGATTAAAAATAAAGGTACAGAAGATTATTTAGAAACTGTTTGTGAAGATGCTGATATTGATATTAATGAAGAGTATGATATTCCACAGCAGGTATCTGAAACTGAAGCTATGATCTATGACTGGGTTGTAGATAGATATGGTAATGATGAAGCTGAACTTCCTTCTTGGAATATAGCTGACCTTGCTAAGTATCTAGATGAAAATAGAAGTAAAGGAGATAAAGAAGAATATAAACAGACATTTACAGTAGCATATAGAAAATAAAAAAGGTTTTACTTTACGACAAATATAGTGTATAAATAAATTATAATGAGTAATTAAGCTTATTAGTATTAAATGAAAGGATTAAATGAATGACCAAATCACAGTTTATTAAAAGAATTGCAAATCGTCGTCGTAAAGGTGGAAAATAATTATTATAATTGTTTAGATTTACCGTTTTTTGTTCCTCTGGTCCTAAGTATATTGCCATAAAAATATTTAGGACCTTTTAATTTATATGAAAGGAGTCTTACTATGTATTATATTCAAGTAAATGATACTGTATTACCTACACCTTATCGTTGGTATAGGGATGCATTAGCTGCAGTAGAGGAAGTAAAAAGAATGTATGGTCCTTGCTGCATAACAATTATAACTAGATAAAGGAGAATATATATGAAATGAAAGGAGGTGTAGTATGTTTATAGATAAAAAGACCACTAATATGTTTTGTGAAATACTTGCTAGAGAATTATGTTTGTTTGGTAGACCAGAAATAAGATATACTAGAACATGTTGGGCAGAAATACGTCTTAAACATGCTATATCTCTTATGTATAACATTGTATATGAATATTTATCACGTAATGGGGTAAAGGTTAAACTTAAAGGTCATACAATATTAATACGTATAAAAGATATAGAAACTTATGTAACCTTAAATAAACTGAAAGGAGATATATAATAATGACTAAGAATCCATTACGAAAATTAAGGTCAGTATTAAAACAGAAGTATCCCTTTCTTAAATCTTTTGCTGATATATATTGTAGTAAAATAAGTAAAAGTAATAATGAAGCAACTCTAATAATATACTATAGACATACAATAGCTAAAGAAATGCGGGATATGATATGTGATATTATTGATTATACTGACCAAGGTGTTATTAAATATTGTATTGATAGTCAAAATGCACAATTAATATTAACATTTAAAGTAGATTATATAGAAACTTTTACTGGTTTAATACAATTAATTTAAAATTTTACATGTTCTAATATATTGTTAAGACAATGCGCCGATCTTAACCTAAGTTTCTTTCTTAGATCCTTAGACAGGCGTAATCAAATAATAGGATATATAACAATGAATAAATTAATTGCTACTGGTACTGTTATGGAAGAAGAGGATGTAAAAATCGTTGCTTCCGTATACGTAGACCTTGATGAAGAAGGCAAAGAATCAACAGAAGCTGGTGCTCACTATGTTGTACTGTCTTACAGAAATGATAATGCAGAAGCACAACCAGTTGACGCTATGACTTATGCTGATATTGCTGAAGGTGCAGATTCTGATGCTGATGAATCTGGTGAAGGCGGAATGGTAGTTCCTGGCTTTGATGGTCATGATGATGTTACCTTAGATGCTCCAATTGCTGTTCGCTATTCAAAGACCAAGTCCTTTATGCGCAATGATGGAACTATTCAGGTATATGCTGCTCTACGCTATGTATTCTAATTAGTTCCTGTTATATACTTATTAGACCTATAAATACGAGGATTACAGTTCCGTTAATGTAGTCCTCTTTTTTATATATGAAAGGAGAAACAATATGGAAAATGATATGGTAACGTTTTGTAGATCCTTAAATGAATGCTTTAAAAATATATATTGGTGTTTAAATAAAATAGAAAAGTTCAACAATTATACCAAATACTATTTCAGCGCTAAAGATTATGGTCATGATTCAGACAACGAACATTTCCAAGAATTATTTACTGGTATGGGATGTCTTAGTTACTTTTCTGTTAGAGGAAGAGATAGATATATGACTACTGTTATAGAAAATGATAAATTTAATGCTGTAATTGGATACTTATTACTAAATAAAAATAAATATTAATATGTTTTTTACTTTATTTTTCTTAAAAGTGCAATATATAAGGAAAGGAGGTAAATAATGTCTATAAATTGTATAACTGATTTATATGATATTGAATATAAAATAAAAAAAGAACTTAATATATTATTTGAGGACTATAATTTTAATGTAGAAACTATATCTGCTTCAAATGATAAACTTGATATACAAATACATTATATATGCTCTAATTTAATTGAATTAACTTTTATAAAATAATTACATAATAAAGTAGCTAATGTGTTTAGAAATATAGGATTAAATGTCACAGAAGAAGATTCAAATTTGATTTTACATTTACCTAAAAATGAAGCAGATATAGATAATGCATTAACAATATTAAGACTTAGAAATACTTAAGAAAGGAGGAATATATATGCATATAATAATTAGTCATAATCCATGCTATGATAATGAAAGAAAATATATAATGAAAAAGTTACTTGATGTATTTCCTTGGCATGAGGGAATAAACTTTGTAGTTGCTATAGATTATAAAGAACCTAATACATTATCTGTAGTAATACATTGTCCATACGTAGTAACTACAAGTATAGATGAATGTAAAAGACGAAATAGAATAATACTACAATTATTCAGAGAAGCTGGACTTAAAGGTACTATAATAGAAGATAGCCTAGACTCTAAAGTATTACTAGATTTTCCAGAAGATAAAGAAACTATGGAAAACCTATTTACTATACTTAAACTTAAAAATATTAAAGATCAGTAAAAAAATAGCTTTACAAATCAAAAAATATATGCTATAAAATATACATAAATAATTTGTTTGACAGCATTGTTTAATATTTTATTTATGTGTACTCAAAAAAATTCCATGTGAAGGAGAATAGGTCATTACTTCTAATAGTCCGGTTGCTAATGACCTATTTTTTTGTCCATATAATATATTTTATCATATACTCCAACACTATGATGATGAATAATGCATAAAGGTTTCCATATATTTTTATGACATTTCATTATAAATTTAGCTTTACTTTCTAGAGCTTTTAATGTACATTCATTTATAATAAACTTAAGATAGTCATTTGAATGTAATACAGTTTCAACTAATTGTAAGTCTTCATATGATTCTACTACTTCTTGCATATATCATTGTTCCTTTCTTTATGTTAATGATATAATAGATATAGTATATAGAACTTATAATTAAATATAATAAAAAGGATTAATAAAATGTTTACTTACCCACAAAATGCATATACAGACGGTTGGTATTGTTATAGTCTTGCTCAAGCTCTAACTAATACTCTAGACTTTGAAGTAAGAGGATATAGTATAGAATATAAAATCTCTGAAGGTCTTAAAATACGTCTTAATCCAACAATAGGTGCATTCGACTATAATAATAAACTTAAAAAAATACAATCACTAATGGAAAGTACCGGTATATATACAGAAGTAGATTCAAAAGAAATATATGTAACTATTCCAGATAATATGCGAGAATCAGTACTTTTATTATTACAACTAAAGAAAAGCTGTATTTAGACGTGAAAATTTGACAAAATAAGTAAAAATAAGAATAACGTAAAATCAATAACTTATTACTTTCTGGGATAAAATTTTCTTATAGGTCAAATAAAACTTTTTTTCAGTCCAAAATTTAAAATAGACAAAATAAAATTAATATAAAAAACTGTTTTACTTTTTAAAATTTTGTGATATATTATATAATGTTTATGATTGATTATCACTAACAAGTTCAGATAATAACATATGATTTATATCATATTAATAAAGTCTTGTTCTAACTTATTGAAGTCAACGTAAATAATGTCGTACTAAAAGGAGGGATGTATAGCGATCGCGTACATCTCTTTTTTATTTTACTTTTATATAAAAAATTGCTTTACAAATACAAAATTATATGCTATAAATACAATTACAATAAATAATAATTCAAGTAAAGGTTATTGCTTTTTATTTATTGTTGGTAAAAAAATTGCATAAATTATTCTGCACCTCCTTTCGATGTATCTTATATATGTGCATCACTTAGTTATAATGCGGCTTTGTATATTTCACCGTTAACCATCCGCAGGATAAGCATATAAAGTTTAGTATATTTTTCTTTATATGTTGCAGGGAATGTAATTATAACAATATATAAAACTCTATTAAATATACTATAAAAAGAGTTAGAGTAAGTTTACGGCCAACGTTTATTACTTTAACTCTTTTTTTATTCTCCTTCATCCAACTTTTCGCTATTGAATCCTAAACAATAAACAAATTTCAGTCAATTCTACTAAAAATATCTCCATAAATGACCATACAATAGCCGAATTCATTTTTTCTGACTAAACCCTAAGGCCAAACAAAAACACTAATTCTAAGGTCAAATAATGAGACATTTCTACTTTTTAGTATCTAAACCTCTTCTTTTAAGGAAACTTTTCATAGCAGAGATAGTTGTATTAAACATTTTAGCTAATTTATATACTGTCATACTATTATATAACATTACCAAATCTTTATTAGAAATATCTATATTAAAACTATTTAGCCTACCTAATACCCAATCTTTACCAGGACATTCTATAGCTTGTTTATTTTCTTTACCATTATTCCACCACTTTTTAGGTTGATCTCTTTTAACTGTTCTACCTGCATACCAACCTTCAGGACATTCATAATCACATATACTATCTGTTCCATTAGTCCGCCATCTCTTACCTATTCTAGCTTTACTTAAACTTTCTTTATGCTCTTCAGTAAACTGTTGTCCTTTACGCTTAGTTTCTAACATTCCTTCAACATAACCTTCTGGACAGTCTATCGCAAATATATTTTCTTTTCCATTATTATACCAATGCTTACCAGTACTATTTTGCTTTATTTTTTCTTTAAAATCAGCTGTTTGCGTAAAACTATATTTAGCTTCTTTTTCTTCTTTACTTAAATTTAATAAACCTTTACTTATTAATGGTCCTACTGTTTTTCTACTTTCATAATATTTTTCACTATTTCTTATAGCTTTTGAAAACTTAATATGATTTTCTGGATTAGACCAATATTTCTTATTAGCTTCTTTTAACTTAGCATTTACTTCTTCTGTTCTAATTATTTGAGGAAAGCTAATACAAATATTATACCCTCCATCATTTACAGTAGATTTACATTCTTTTATCCAATATACTTCTCTATCATTTAATTCATTTAAGGTATAACACCATTCTAACACTTCTCTTTTAAAAGCATCTTTACCAAACTTATTTATATCATTCCAATAATCTTTATTCTGTGAAGATGACCAATATGATTCTACAAATATAGCACTTTTCTTTTGTCCTATATAAACTTTACCTTCTGGAGATGTAATTTTATAAATGTATCCTATAGGTGTAGCTTCTCTAAACCACGTATAACAAATCATATCTTTTTTTATTTCTGTATATCCAAAATAATCTAATACAGTCTTATCAGGATTATTACTTAAAAACTCTTGTAACTTCTTATCTTTCTTATCATTTATAAATCTATGTCTTGTACTTTTTCCAGTTATAGGATTAATATATACATTAGACTTACGCTTACCTATTAACCTAAATCCTAATCCTTCAAACATCGTACCTTCAAAAGATTCAAACTGATAAGATACTATACTACCACCATATTCTTCAGTAAAAGTTTTTATAAATTTACTTGTTCCACCCCTAACTACTATATTATCCTTATAACATAATCTCATCCATTCCCAATCTGCTTTATACTTTTCTGCTTTATACCTACTATTAGCAAAAGTAGCTACTCCAACTAATTCATCTTCTTTAAATAAACCATAATTAATATCAGTAGGCTTTCCAGCTCCTTGCTTATGATATTCATCTAAAAAAGACTTTACTTCATTCCATTCTAATTTACGTAATATACAATCTTTTTTTTCATGCAATACTATCATTATATATATTCCTCTTATAAACACATATTATATATATACTACATAGAATTATAAATGTAAATAAAAAAATCATAAAATATTTCCAAATAATATAAAGAAAAAGGACTCTCTACAAAAGTAAAGAGCCCAGTTTCTACGAAAAAATTTCAGAATTTCAATGACTTATGCATTATTGAAATTAGAAATTGCACCACGTGCTAGGTATTCCGGTTTATTGATGAACAAATCATAGAAAGACATAGCACCTTTGTGATTCTTCAAATTCGGAGCTTGGAATGTCGGAGTGAAGTACAACGGAATCCATTCAGCCAAAACAATAGCAGAATCACCTAATTGGAAGCCCTTGAAACCGAATATAACTTGATCAGACGGCAAAGTCTTAGAATACGGAACAGCAATAACAGAAATTGTACCGTCACGTAATGTACCAGCCAAATACGGACCAATAGGTTTCTTACCTTCTGGAGCAGCTTTGAAGCCTTCGATTTGTTCAATAACGGTCAAACCTTCTTTAGCAGAACAAATGATGAACTCTACAGTACCACGACCAGCAACTTCCTGAATAATACCACGAGCTGTTGAAATCGTTGTTGTATAAGAGCTATATCTTTGTTGCAATGTCAAGTTAGCACCATTACCAGCACAATCAAACGTCAATTCAGGATAAGCTTTAGCAGCAGCATATACCGTCTTAATCAACGTTAAATCTCTTTCCCAACGAATCGTACCAGCAATCTGATTAGCAATTAACTCATCGGTATCAACAGCCAAGTGAGCATTCATAACCAAACCAGAAGCAACAGAATACGAACTCATTAACGGATGTTGCTTAGCCAAAATCGGTTGTGCAGGAATGTCAAACTGAATCTTACGAATCAAGTCTACATCTGTTTCAACGTCTACAGCAGCTTCAAACGTCATTACTGCTTCAGCTTCAATAGCATCAGCATACAAATCATTATCCAAATATACTTCAGCAGCACCAGTCTGTGCATTAACTTTACCAGATACACCACGACCAATTACCTGATATTCACCTTCATTCACACCATCCATATGAGCTGCACCGTTACCATAGTCACGAGCAATCTCTTTACCAGCTAAACGAACAATGAATGAACCAGCACGTACTTTAACAGTAGCATCAGTCGGTAACGGAGACGACAAGGTAGCTTCAATCTTACCTTTAGCAGCCTTAGCATTGTCATATCCTAAATATTCAGACGAGTAAGTACCATCAGTCGGCTCTTCAAATACAATGTCACCAGCTTCAACACCAGCAGCTTCTTGGCTGTAACGTGTTTTAATCGTGAAAATCATACCAGATTGACGGTCAAGTGCTTGAATATCCGCAATATAATTAGAAACCATTTGCGGATAAAAAACATTAACTATGTCTACTACTTTAGGAGTTAAAGAAGCAACACCTGGACTCAGC